GTTTACCTAACAACCAATTTAGAAACAAATCGCCAATATATAGGTAAAAAAATATTTAAACACACCCAAAATAAAAAATTAGGTAAAAAAGAATTAGCTGCCTTACCTACTCAACGTGGTCGTGTTCCCTCTAAAAAGAAAATAGTTAAAGAATCTGACTGGAAAACATATTATGGCTCAGCAGATGAAGTTAAACAATGGGTTAAAACAACACCCACCGATAAACTAACTCGCGTTGTGTTACGTTTATGCAAATCATCTAAGGAACTAACATATTATGAGACTAAATACCTATTTGATAATAACGTATTATCTGATAGTGAACGTTGGGTAAATAATAATATATTAGGAAAGTTTTTCCCGAAAGACTTGGCTCCCCAAATATAGGGTATTATATTGTAGAGTATGGTAAATCAAGCTTTGGTTACAATAATAAATTCTGTTTTAGGTAGTGGTAAATCCACATCTAAGGGCAATTATGCTTATCCTTGTCCTTTTTGTAAACACCATAAACCTAAACTTGAAATTAATTTTACTGAAAATAAAGAAGGTGTTAATCCATGGCATTGTTGGTCATGTGATAAACGAGGTAAAAAACTAGCTCAATTACTTAAACTATTAGACACACCAAAGGAAAAAATAGCAGAGCTAAAATCATACCTTAAAGTTGATGTACATGATATTACACCTACTGTAACTGACAAAGTACATTTACCTAAAGAATTTAAATCATTACTAAACTCAAATAATTCAGTTATAGCTAAACATGCTATGGTTTATCTTAAAAAACGAGGTATTAGTGAAGATGATATTATAAAATATAATTTAGGGTATTGTGAATCTGGAGTTTATTCTAAACGAATAATAGTACCATCATATGATGAAAATGGCGTATTAAATTATTTTACAGCACGTAGTTTTGAAAAAGACAATCCAATAAAATATAAAAATCCAAATTCATCTCGTAATATTATTCCGTTTGAATTTTTTATAAATTGGGATTTACCATTAGTATTATGTGAAGGGCCATTTGATGCTATAGCTATAAAACGTAATGCCATTCCATTACTTGGTAAAAATATTCAATCTAATCTTATGAAACGTATTGTTATGTCATCTGTTGAAAAGATTTACATAGCATTAGATAAAGACGCTCAAAAGAAAGCATTAGAATTTTGCCAACAACTCATGAACGAAAACAAAGAAGTATATCTAATTGATATGCAAGATAAGGATCCATCAGATATGGGATTCAAACATTTTACACACATTATACAAGATACTGAACCACTAAAATTTTCAGACTTGTTATATAAAAAACTTATGTTATGATAGAAAAAAACGTAAACGTTAATAAAAAACACGTTAAACGACTATTAGAAATTGATGACTCTTCTAAAAGAGTAACAATAATGGATGATAGGTATTACACCAGATATGATAAATACTACCCATCCGTTACTAGTATTTTACAATATATGCCTAAAAATAAATTCTTTGAAACCTGGTTAAAAGATGTAGGACATAATTCAGATATTATAATGAGAAAAGCAGCGGATGAAGGTACACAGGTACATGACGCTATTGAAAGATATCTTTTAGGTGAAAAAATATCATTAATTGATGATAGAGGATTTTCACAGTATTCGATGTTTGTATGGCAAATGATTTTAAAATTCCATGAATTTTGGTCTACATATAAACCAACATTAATAGAAAGTGAAGCTCATTTATTCTCAGACAAATTTATGTTTGCAGGAACATGTGATTTAGTAGTTGAAATAAACGGCGAAAAATGGTTATTAGATATTAAAACATCAAATTCATTACATACAAGTCACGACTTACAATTATCCGCATATGCTCAAGCATGGAATGAATTGTATGAGGAGAAAATCGAACGTGTAGGTATTATTTGGTTAAAATCTTCAAAACATAAAGCCGATAAAAAAGGAGAAAAAATGCAAGGTAAAGGATGGGAAATATACGAACCAACCCGTACTATTGAAGAAAATTTCAAACTATTTGGATATATACATGAATTGTACAAACTAGAACATCCAGACCCAAAACCAATATCTAATGATTTTCCAACTGAAATTCAAATAGGAATGTAACTAGCAATATTTATGTTAAACCATTAGAATGATTTCTTTAATCAAAATTTTAAAAACTATAATAACGGAAGGAGGTAATGTATTTACTGGTACAGAATATGATACAGATGATATATTATTAAATAATATTAAACCAACCATAGATGAATTTATATCAACTTTAAGTAGTATATTTCCTAAAAAGAAATCAACATTTACATCTTTAAGTGATAGTAGTAACTGGTTAGGATCTACTGGTAAAAAACCAAAATCAGGAGACGTAGACTTAGCATATTCATCTGAATACTTTTTTAAAGACGGCCAAATAGATACTGAAGGATGGGGGGTAGATCAAAATGAATATACCCAATTATATGAAAAAAACAAAAAAGCAGCTCGTTCTGCTAGTGACGAACAAATCCAAGTAAAATCATTAATTCAATTAATTGTTAAAAAAATTAATGGATCTGGAAAGGATATATATGCAAATGATAAAGCAGCTAATGGTGGTACAATTCACTTTTCGTACCCACAATATTCTGACAGTGAAAAATTAGACACAAATGCTCAACTTGATTTAGATACAGGAGACCTAGATTGGTTAAAATTCAGATATAATTCTGAATTACCAGATGATAATCAAGAAATTAAAGGATTACATAGAGGACAATTAATGTTAGCTATGTTTGCAGCTACAGGTTATACATTTAAAAGTGGTAAAGGTTTCGTTCGTAAAGAAACAGGCGATATATTAGGTGATAAACCTCAAGATGCTATAGATGTATTTAACAATGAGTATAAACCTAAACAACCATTAGATTTAAAAATAACTAGCAATTATAATAAATTAATGGATTATGTTAAAACTAATCTTGACCCTGAAGACAAAGAAAATACATTAAAAATGTTTGCTGAGGCTTTAAGAAGAGCTAAGGCATATGTACCTGATAATATTTAAACAACATGAGTGGAGCAGCAGGCGGATCACGCATTAAAAAAGAAGATTTAAAAGCCACGATTCGTGACTATAGAGATAATGTCCTAAAACCATTAGGTCTTGATAAATCATATACCATAACTGGAGTTCGTTCTAGACCTGAAAAAGAAATATTTGGGGATATAGATGTTGTTGTGTCATTTCCTGAAGGTGATAAAAAAGAACTTAAACAAATTTTAGCTAGTTTTGTAGAACAAGTCAATAAAATCCCTGAAATACCACAAAAGAAGAACAAAAAATATTTTATACATGGTTCTATAGTTTCTATATTGTACCCAATATATGGAAAAGAAAATGAATATGTTCAAATAGATAATATAGTAACAGCATCGAAAGAAGAGGGCAAATTCACATATAAAATGCTAGACCTCCCAGCTCAAGAGCAAGGTTTAGCTTTAGGTTTAGTAAAAGCAGTATTTTCTGAATTAGATCAAAATCAAATTGATGAATTATTTAAAGATTTAGGTTTATCAAATGTTGAAAAACCTGGTGAAGATGAAGAATATGACTTCAATCTAAATCCTTCAGAATTATCATTAAAAATAGTTAAAAAAGGTACTAGTAATGGTAAAACAATATGGACTTCAAATAAATTTTCTGATATAAAAACAGTATTATCTGCATTAGGTATAGATATTGAAAAAGACAAATTTGATACTATAGTTAGTAAGATTAAAAAATTCAAAAACAGAAGATCAATAGATCGTCTTAAAGGAATGTATGCTAGAAATATAAGAGTAGGTGATGCTGAAGTAGGACTTGAAAAAGGTATTAAAAAACAACAATCATTAGATACAGTTAATGCATTACAAGAAAAACACAATGCGTTAGTAATGAAAATGATTACTCCATTATTAATGGAAGAAAAAAAATCAACAATAGCTGTATTTCCTGGCAAATTCAAACCACCACATAGAGACCATTTAGCTCGTATAAATGCTGCTGCAAATGCTGCAGATGAAGTTTTAGTAATAATAGGACCAAAACCAGTAGATTCATTTACTGCTGAAAAAACATTAGATTTATTTAATTTATTTAAATCAAAAGGTTTAGTACCTAACAATGTTAAATTTATAATTAGTGATTTACCATCACCAGTTTTAAAAGCATATAAAGAATTTGAAGATAATCCTAATCAACAATATATTGGTGTGTTTGGTAAAGATGATATAGCTCGTTTTAAAGGTATTAGTAAATTACCTAATGTTAGAGTTGATAATTTTGAAGAAGCAAATGTTGGTAATTTAAGTGCAACTGATTTAAGAAATGCTATTGTAAATAAAGATATTTCAACTATTCAATCAATGATGCCTGACGGTATTAATGCTAAAGAATATATCCAAACATTAACCGGTCAAAAAAAATTACAAGAAGCAGTAACTGATACTGAAGTAATTTGTGATAACTGTGGTTGGCATTGGTCTATTAAAGATGGTGGTGATGATTTATATGTTTGCCATAAATGTGGGTATGATAATACACCTAAATCAAATAAGACTTGGAATCTCCAAAATGGGATCGTATCTTTAACTAAATACATGTTAGATAATGGGATGAATATATCACCATTACCTAAATTAAAATTTATAGATAATGATAAAGAGAATGCAGGTGAATTATTAGGAAAAACGGCATATTATAACCCGTTAGAAAAATCAATCACATTGTATACTTTAAATCGTCATCCTAAAGATATATTACGTTCATATGCTCATGAGATGGTTCATCATGTTCAAAATTTAGAAAATAGATTAAATAATATTAATACTACTAATACAAATGAAGATGGAGCATTGCCTGAAATTGAAGAGGAAGCATATAAATTAGGAAACATGATGTTAAGAAATTGGGAAGATAATATTAAAAATAAATAAAAATATGGGATTTAAAAGAATTGTAGCAAAATCTGAAGACGATTTAGTAGAAATTATAGAAAATATAAAAGATTGGTTTAAAAACAATAAGTTCTATAAAACAGAAACAACGTCAGAGAAACGTAAATTTATGGATCCTGAAACTAAAAAAATCATTGAAAAAAATATTGATGGTTTAAAGGTAATAGATCAAAATAATAAAAAAGAAACAACTATAAAATTCATTCCATTACTTAAACCAAACGAAATAAAACTTGAACTTGGGGGTGAAAATGAAACTACTATGGCTGGTAAAATCAAAAATCAAATGATGGGTCGAGGTGTATTAAAATCGTATAATAAAGATACTAAAGTACCACTTAAAGAAACTATCGCTAAGTCTGAACTTAGAAAAATTATTCGCGAAGAAATATATAAAATTATTTAATATGAAAATAAATTATGGTAAAACAATAGCTGTAGCAGTTATTATAGTTGGGTTATGGTTAATCAATATGGTAGTTCGAGATGAACGAGACCACACTAATGGTTATAAAAAAACAATAGACAGTTTAAACATTGAATTAGTTAAGATTGATTCTATTCATAAAAAACAAGATGATACTATTATGATATATAAAGACAGTATCGTTTACTTAGATAAAATAATTGAAGTTAATAAAGAAAATATAAACAAATTAAAAGAAAAACATGACAAAATATATTATATCGTTACTCAGTACTCTAACGCTCAGCTTGACAGCTTTTTCACAAACCGTTACGGACACTAATTACATCAAACTTCCAATCCCTATCGCTAGACAAATAACATTAGATTTAGTTGATGGAGATAGAGCGAAAGTAGAATTAATATCTACTAAAGACTTACTTAATTTAACAGAACAATCCTCAAGTATGAAGGATAATGTTATTAGAAGTTATGAGACTAAGGTAGGATTATATGAAAAACAAATTTCAATATACGGCGAGAAAGAAAAGACATATGTTTTAAATATCAAAGAAATAGAGTCTAAAAATAAACGGCTTAAGATTGAAAATAAATTAATTAAAAGAACAGGATTAACAGCTTTATTAGCTATTAGTGCGTTGTTTATTATATTAAAATAATATGGCAGATACAGTTTTAAAAAAAGAATTCCAACAGCGTGACGTACAACGTCTGCGTAACTTAATGACCGGAAAACAAGGTGACAAAACAGTTATTGGAGTTGGTTATACAAAAAAAGAAGAATCCCACAGTGAAGGAGACGTGTGGGAAGACAATGGTCGTAAATGGACTATACAAAATGGTATTAAACAAAACATAACTAAATTAGATAAAGCTAAAAAAGAACTTCATCTTCCATTATTTTGTTCAGAATGTAACAATTTAATGAAACCACATTTAGATAAACGTTTCTGGATTATGTACAAACGTTGCTTTAATTGCCAAGTTGACTTTGAAGCTGAAATAAGAAAACAAGGGTTGTGGGAAGAGTACGAAAAAAATATCATTAACTCGGATATAGATTCTTTAATACAAGAATTTATGATTTGGAGTGATGAAACATTAGAGGAAAACGATGCATTCATTACAGAATCAGGTGAGGTTGAAAGTTGGGTTGGTAATGGTAAAAAAATGTTGTTGCAAAATCGAGAAGATACAATTAAATATTTACAAAGTTTGAAAAAATAATGGAATTTACAAAATTAGAAGTCATTGCCCCAATCATAATAGCATTTATAACAGCTGTACTAGGACCAGTATTAGTTGAGTGGGTAAGAAATAAATTTAAAGCAAAATCTACTAAAACACCAATACAGGATGCTATTGAGTTAAACGAATTAGTAGACACTCAATTAGATACAATGATGGATGAATTGAATTGTAATCGAATATGGATTGCTCAATTTCATAATGGTGGTCATTTTTACCCAACAGGTAAATCTATTCAAAAATTTTCATTCTTCTATGAGAAAGTAACTCCAAACACAATATCAACTCAACACACATTCCAGAACATTCCTGTATCTTTATTTCCTAAAGCGTTAGGTAAAATATACAAAGATAGTGAATTATCTATTTTAAGTTTTAATGACGGTAATGAAAAATATGACTTAGAAACATTTTCAACAGAATATGATACTAAATCATTTTATATGGTTGGCTTATATAGTTTAGATAACCATTTAATAGGACTTATGGGTATATCATTTACTGAAAATGAATATAAAATGAACAAAGAAAATTGGATATTTTTACGTCAAAAGGTAGGTGTTATAGGTACATTATTAACTGACTATTTAAATAATAAGAAAAAATGAAATCACCGGTTCCATTCTTAAAACCTAAATCATACTATTCATCACCTATTAAATCACCAGTTATAAGGGATGAAATAACAGTACAACATAATCCGATTCAACCTATTGTTGAGGATGTAGTTGTTCCTGAAGAAGAACCGGTAATTGTTGAAGAACCGTTAGTTGAAATTGAATTTGAACAACCATTAGAAGAACCAGTTATCGATCAACCTAAATCAAAAAAATTAAAACATAACAAATCGCCGAAACCGGAACTTTAACATATTTATAATAAATAAAACCATAAAAAATGAACAAAGAATTCAGTAGAATGCAAAAACTTGCAGGACTTTTAACAGAAAACATGGGGGGTACAGATTTAGACTCTACCGCTAGTGATGTATATGATTACTTTAGTAAGAAATCATCATCAACAAGTACAGATAGAAGAAAATATATAAAATCATTGGGTTTATCTGATGATGATACAGAAACAGTAATGATGAAAGTTACAGATATGATGAGTGATAACATGAACGAAAACATGGGTGGTACAGATTTAGAATCTGTAGCTAATGATGTATATAATCACTTTAGTAAAATGTCATCATCAACAAGTACAGATAGAAGAGATTATATAAAAGACATATATAGTTTATCTGATGAAGAAACAGAAGATATAATGATGAAGGTTACAGATATGATGAGTGATGAGGGTGATATGAGAGAAGGTGTAGCATCATATGAGTATGAAATGGGTAAAAAAGCTGGTAATAAAAATAATTTCCGTGATCCAATTGAATTAGCAAAAGCTGTTGTTGGTAAACATGGACAAGAATTAAAATCATCTAAAGATTTAAGTCCTAGAGAATTTGAAAGTAAAGCTTTAATGTATGCTTCTAAAATGATGAAAGAAGCAGGAATGGAAAAAGTTGTTATGACAAATTTATTTATTGACGAAGATTGGCCATCAGATTATATATCTAAAGTGTCAGAACTTTTACGTGAAATGAGTGGAAAAGAAATGGGTATGGAAGAAGGTTTAAAAAGAACAATACGTGAAAGTCAAAAGCAAAAATCACTAAGAGAAAAAATACGTGAAATGATTTTAGCTGAAATGAACGATGTTGATTTATATGATCCATTAGATGAAGCTAAAAAAGACGAAGAAGAAGTAGAAGATATTGAAGTAGAAGATGTTGATGTAACAGATGAAAAAATGGTTGGAAATGACGATCCAAAAGTAACTAAAATCCAAGATTTACTTAACCAACTACAAGACGCTGCTGAAGAATTAGGCGATGAAAAGTTATTAACACAAGTTGGCAATACCATTACATTCTTTACTCGCGAACATGTTGCTAATGCAGATAACATGGGCTAATTAAATAATACATAACATGAACGAGAATAAAATTAGAGAAATGATTGTATCTGCTCTCTTGAACCCTATGCCTGAGAAGATTGATTCTAAAGAATATGTTTCAAACCGCAAACAATCAAAATCAAATCCTATAGACACAATAACAATGGACGTTCCATTATTCATTCGTATGATGGAATTTGCTCGTGAAGATGCTAAATCAGACTTAGACTTACACGATGTTGCTGAAAAAGCAATTTCGTTAAGCAATAATGGCAAAACATTAACAATGTCAGATTATGAGACTATGTTTGGTGGTGAATTAAATGAAGCTCAATCATCTAGTAATGAATCTTTAGCTAAAAAAGTAGAAGAAGTAGTAAAATCACTTACCACATTACATAAAAACACATCAAACAACTCAAATATACCAGAAACTGATAAAAAAGGTTTATTACGTGCTTTTGATATGTTGAAAGGAGATTTAGAAACTGTAGTTACAAATCTTAAAGGTGGTTTATCTGAAAGTATGTTAGATGAAGCCTATGTTCCTGACAATATTAAAAAATTCGCTAAACAAAGAGGTGTATCTTCTTTAGTTAATAAAGCAGCGGGCTGGGCTGAAAAAGTAGGCAAAAGAATTAATGGCGGTACAGCTATTGGTAAAAATTATAGCACACTTGTTCTAGATATGGGTTACCAAACGGGTGATATCCACATCAATACAGACGATGAAACTATTAAATTATATGGTGAAGAAGTTAACAGCTTTCCTGAATTTAAAGAAGTCTACATGGATCAAATAAGTGATAAAAAAGAAGATTTAGACGAAAATAAAAAAGGATGGAATTCATCTAAAGACACTCCAGAAATTAAAGCGTTAATGGCCATAGCTGATGATACATCTAATTCATATATTGAAAGAGATGAAGCAAGACAAAAAGCATACGATTTACGTGCTGCTATGTCAAAACAAGATGAAGGTTTATCTAAAGGATATTGGGCTAAAAAAATACCTGGAGGTAAAATGGAAGAATCATATAAAACCTTAGTTAATAAAATTAAAAAACAAGGTAAATCTGAAAAAGCATCTAAAGCAATAGCAGGTGCTGTAGCATCATACAAATCAAAAGGTGGAGGTTCTGGACCAACCGCAAAACAAAAATCAATGGCCGAAACCATCATGTCTAAATTAAAAGGGTAATTAAAATGACCAAAGACGAACTTAAAGAAAAAATAAAAATACTAGTTAAGCAGGCGTACAAACCTGCTTCTAGTAATTCTATAGACGATATTGATATTGACACTGATGTTGACACGGACACTGATGTCGACGTTAATGTGCCTCCAAAAATAGAGAAGTTCCCTATCTTTCAAAACTTTCCTCCTTTAAAAGAAGCTATAGAAACATTACTTTCACCAGATTATGAACCATTCATATCTGATATACAATGGGTAGCACCTAAACCTTTAACATTCCGAGTTATATTATCTAATGATGAAATATTTTATTTAATATATTCACCAAAAAGTTGGATAGCTCAAATTGAAGGTAAAAAATATTACTTACTTAATATAGGAGAAGAAGAAGCAGCTTGTGATTCTTTATCAAGAATGTTATATTATGGTGGTAAAGAAGCAGAACCAGAAGAAGGTGGAGCTATAGAAATACCAGGAGAAGAAACAGCAGCACCAGCCGCTGAAGAAAAACCAGAAGAAACACCAAAAGAAGAAGCACCAGCAGAACCAGAAGAAACAGCTTAATATTATGAATCCATTCGATACATTTTTTAAAAAATACTCATATAAATTTCCTAAAGGATATCCTGACATGAACAATGAACAGGATATTTTATTGTTAGAAAACATATTAGAAGATTTAGTAGGAGAAGCATTTAGTGTATTTCCTACAACTGAAGATGAGATATCTAATGAAAAGATAAAGGAACTTTTTAGAATAATTAAAAAATACCCTAATTTATCTATAAACGATCCAATTGTATTAGATCCTAAACATCCAAACACCGCTAAAATATCTCGTTCATTGCAACGAGACTCAAAATTTCTTGAATATTTAAACAATGAATTAGATATTGAATTAGATCCAATAGAAGGTAGCAAATGGGGTGGAATTAATATTAAATGGGGTGAAGGTTCACGTGGTGGTAGAGGTATTAACTCAAAAGGTATAGGCTTTGAAAATGAATTAATCTCTGACTTAGAACTATTACGAGAACATGGTATTTCAGACTCAAATAAAGATCAATTTAAATATCCTAATTTAATTATAGAAATATCTAAAGAATTAGGATTAAAAGAAGGCAATTTTAAAGTAATACCTGAAGGTGCAAAAAATCAATCTAGACCACTTGGATTTGAATCAGGAGGACCTGTAGTAGAATTCTCAGCAGGAAGTGCAGCCGCGACATTAACCGATATTACTATTGATAAAGGAAATACTAAGTACTATTTATCCGCTAAATTTGGAAATACATTAACATTCTTCAATTCAGGAATAACTAAAATATTACCAGCGTCAGAAATTAAATCAGGCAAAATTACTAATTCAGATGGTATAGCTTTATTAGATACTTTTGGTATAGATAATGAAACTTTTTGTAAAGTATTCAATGAATATGGGAATACTAATTTCTCCGATACAAATGGAGCTTCTACTAAATATAGTATCTCTAAAATGAAAAATTTAATAAAATCAGGAATTGGTGAAGGATATTATATGATTAAAGCCGGAGGAAAATCAACACAATTCGAACATATAGACTCAGAATATACAAATACAGCTTCCGATATAACAGCTGCACCAACTATAATATATTATGGTGGTAAAGGTGGTACTGGTAAACGAGTAGATGTTACATTTGAATCATCTATTTATAAATTTAAGGTTAATATTAGAAGCAAATCGGGTGGTTTATACCCAACTCACATTATGTGTGATTACATTAAAAAATAATACTAAACATGAATAACTTACGTGAACTTATTAGAAAAGTACTAAAAGAACGCACCCACGATTGTGGATGTGGATGTCATGGTAAATGCGCTAAAGCACCCATGCTAAACGAAAATTTAAGCGCTAAAATAACGATGACTGAAAATATGTCATACCATATTAATAATAAAAAACCATTAACAGAAAACACGTTTAGATACGGTTCAGATGCATTTTTAGATTTATGGGCTGAAGCACGTTACTTATATTCTCGCAACGCTATTCATTTGTTAGGTGAAGATAAAAAAATAGTTACTGAAACTAATTTAGGCGAATATGGTATGTACAATGGAGAACAAGTACCATTAGATATACCTATGATTGATGAAACAGCAGATGACAATGAAATGGAAGAAATTGAAGAATCATCAGAATATCAAGGTAAAAAAGTTCAACTGAACAAACCTAAACGAGGTGGATCTAAAAAATTCTACGTTTACGTACGTAATCCTAAAACTAAAAAAGTTAAAAAAGTATCATTCGGAGATACAACTGGACTATCTACTAAGGTAAATAATCCAAAAGCACGTAAAGCTTTTGCTAAACGCCAACAATGTGATAAGAAAAAAGACCGTACAAAACCAGGTTATTGGAGCTGTAACATTGGAAGATATTGGAAATCATTAGGTGGAAGTTCAAACTTCAGTGGATACTGGTAATATTTATAGCCATGATTAAACTCATCGACTTACTTAAAGAAGATAGCCCATTCGTTCCAAGGGGCTCAAAAGAAGAACGAGGAAAAGAATATGAACGAATATCCCAAAATATAATCCAACAATATATAAAAGACGGAATGAAAGGAGATTTAGACTTATCTGATACTCCAATCACCTCACTTCCCTCTAACTTAACTAAAGTTGGAGGCGATTTAAGGATATTAAATACTCCAATCACCTCACTCCCAAATAACTTAACAGTTGGAGGTGGTTTATATTTAATTCGCACCCCAATCACCTCACTCCCATCTAGTTTAACTAAAATTAATGGTGATTTAGATTTATATAAAACCCCAATCACCTCACTCCCAGATAACTTAACTAAAGTTGGAGGTAATTTAGATTTATCTTTTACCCCAATTACCTCACTCCCTGACAACTTAACAGTTGGAGGTTATTTAGATTTATCTTATACTCCAATTACCTCCCTCCCATCTGACTTAAAGGTTATGGGTAGTTTAAATTTACGTAAAACTCCACTATCTAAAAATCATTCCGAAGCGGAAATTAGAGCAATGGTACCAAATGTTAAAGGTAAAATCCTTATGCAATATTTATAATAAAACAAAACAATGAACTTAAAAAAATTATTCAAAGAAAATAAACAATACGTTTCAGAAACCCTAAAACAAGCTAAAATGTATGTTGAACAAGGGAAACTATCTCCTGAAGATTTAAATACTTTAATAGAATTATCACCAGATCCTAAATATCTAGGATGGTTAGCTAAAATATGGATTGCTGAACGCCCAGATATAGATGACTTACGTAATAATATAGAAGAATATGATGTGTTTGCAAAAAGAGGCAAAGTTTTAACTAAAGACATCAACCAATTTAAAACGTTCAAAGATTTATATAACGAAGTAGACCAAATCAATAAATCAGGTGCAGGAGTATCAAGCAAAAGTTTGGAAAATGAATATGATGTTATAAAAGACGACAACGATTTATATATAGCATCACCTAGAACCCATGAAGCTTCACGTAAACTTGGTTTATCTAAATTCTCTTTTAGAGATTGTGAAGGTGGTGGAAAAGATTCGGCATGGTGTACTACTTACAAAGCTCCTGACCATTTTAACAACTACTATTATAAAAATGGCGTAACGTTTTATTATATTAGAGTTCTATCAGAAGATATAATGAACAAATTAAAAGAAGCATTTCCTAAAAAATATAAATCTTTAGAAGTAGTAGCATTAGCTGTCCTACCAGACGGAAGAATGGATGCTTATGACGGGCTTGATAAACAAATACCAAAAGCTGAAATAAATAAATTTTTAAAAATAATAGGATATTAATTATGATTAAACTCCTTGACTTACTTAAAGAAGACAACCCATTCGTTTCAAGAGGTGGGAAAGAACGTGTAGAAGCTTATTCTTTAAAGAGAAAAGCTGAAATAGAAAATAAAATACAACAATATATAAAGGATGGAATGGAAGGCGATTTAGATTTATTTGACACTCCAATCACCTCACTCCCACCTAATTTAACTAAAGTTGGAGGTGATTTAATTTTGAATAGAACTAAAATTACTTCACTTAATAACTTAACTAAAGTTGAAGGCGATTTAAATTTATTTCGCACCCCAATCACATCACTTCCAGATAACTTAACAGTTGAGGGCGAATTAGATTTAAATAACTCTAAAATCAGTAAACTCCCTGATAACTTAACAGTTGGAGGTGATTTATATTTAGATGATACTCCACTCTCTAAAAAATATTCTGAAGATGAAATTAGAGTAATGGTGCCAAATATTGAAGGTGAAATCTATATATAATATTTATAACCATGATCAAACTTCTCGATTTACTTAAAGAAGATAACCCGTTTGTTCCACGGGGTGGGAAAGAACGTGTAGAAGCTTATTCTTTAGAAAGAAAAGCTGAAACAGAAGATAAAATACAACAATATATAAAAAACGGAATGAAAGGGGATTTAAAGTTATTTTATACTCAAATTACAACACTCCCTAATAACTTAACAACTGTTGAAGGCAATTTAGATTTAGATAACTCTAAAATTACTAAACTTCCTGATAATTTAACAGTTATGGGTAATTTATATTTATCTGATACTTCAATTGATTCACTTCCATATGATTTAACTGTTGGAGGTAATTTAAGTTTAAGAAACACACCACTCTCTAAAAAATATTCAAAAGATGAAATTAGAGCAATGGTGCCAAATGTTAAAGGCAACATTAGAATGTAATATTTATAACCATGATCAAACTTACAGACATATTAAACGAATCATATAACCCAAATGTATATCAAATTGAATGCAGGGTAGTAATGGGTGCTGGAAATCGCCCAATCCAAGACATCATATCAGATATCAGAGCAATTCCTGGCGTTACCGTGGTAGATACAATTGAATCAGATTATAATACTGAAGAAGGAAGACACGTTACTGACCTTAGTATTAAAGTAGACCCATCACCATTCAATCCATTTGACCGTAGTTCTTATATTAAAATATTAAATGATATAAAGAAACTACCTGACGTTAGAGGAGCTAAATACATTTCAGCCCCAGTTGTAGCTGAAAATAAATTACAAAGATTAATCAAAGAAGTACTACAAGAAGATAGATGTAAAAAAATAGCAGACCGCAAATACGATAAACCATCAGCTTACAAATCGGGAGCTATAGTAAGATGTCGTAAAGGAGATATTTGGAAAGACTTAAAAGAAGACGAATCTTTACATAAATGGTTTAAACGTTCAGGCCCTAAAGGTAAAGAAGGAGGTTGGGTAGATTGTAATGCACCTGATGGAAAAGGAGGATATAAAGCATGTGGTAGAAAAGAAGGTGAAAAACGAGCTAAATACCCATCATGTCGTCCTACACCAGCACAATGTAAAACACCTGGCAAAGGTAAAAAATGGGGCAAAACAAAATAACATATTTATAATTAAACAATGATAAGACTACTCCAACTATTAACTGAAGCTAAAGAAAGCTTTGAACAATTTGCTAAAAATCGTTTAGCAGGTGCTGAAAAAATTATAGCTAACGCTAAGGAAAAAGGTGGAGATGCTTTATTAACATACACCCACTTTAAAATAAAACCATCTTACTATAAAAAAGCCATAGATGGTAAATTTGATAAAGAAGCAGCTAAAAAAGAATTTGATGAAACATATAAAAAAATTTCATTAGATATGACTCAAACTGAATTTCAACGTGAAGTTGGACGTTTAGAAGTATTAGGTGAGCTATTAATAAGAGAAAAATAAACAATATGAAACAATTCGATATAACTGATTATTTATTAAATCAACAACTTAAAGAAGAATATGGTGGCCCAGGCCCTATGGTATTACCTGACAATCACAGTGCAGGATTAAAAGTACCTAAAGGAGGTTCTTGCTGTGCTAACTGTAAATGGTGGAGTAAAGAAGAACAAGTATGTAATAGCAAATATTATCAAGAATGGGCAGGTACAAATACTATACCTTACGCTGCAGACGAATATTGTACAAACTGGTGGGAACCGATAAAATAATGACCCCATACACCGACATAGAAATTACAGACAAATATATTATTCGTGAATTTAACGAAAATATAGATCCCATTGAATTACTTTGGCATCGTGATGATGAGGATCGCGTAATAGAAATATTGGGAGAAACGGATTGGCAAATACAACTTGATAATCAATTGCCCACATCCATGAACGTTCCTATATCTATTCCTAAACATATGTGGCATAGAGCTATTAAGGGGACAGGTTGTTTGAAATTAAAAATACATAAAACGTGTTAAAAATATCGTATATGAAACTATCTAAACCTCAATTGAACGAGTATATTGGGCTTTATCTTAACGATCTTAATGATTATGGGTGTGATCAAGACAATTACTTATTGGCTGAGCAAACATTGTCCGAGTTTAGTAATTTATTAACTGAGTCTAAACAAGACGTTAGAAGAATGCTTAACGAAGCTATAACTAAATCTGATAAAAATACTAGAGAAGTATATGAGGAATTCTTAATGTATATTCAGGAATTACAAGACTAGTTTGGGTATTTACCTTTTCTTTCATATATTTATAATAAAATAAAAATAAAATGTCAAAACAAATATTAAGTGAAGAATTTCGCAGAATGCAAAAATTAGCAGGTATTATTAATGAAAACCAAAATAAAGTATACGGTATAGAAAAAGATTATGAACCTTATGATTTTGGACCATATACTAAAGAAGAAGCTGAAGCTAAAGCTGAAGAATATCATAAAAAAGATAGCTTTAGTATTTATAAAGTTGAGTTATATAACAGCATGCATAATAAACTCACAGGTATAGACAGAATGCATACGCCGAGATTAGATGCAAATGGTAATTTTATGGATCTTGATCAACCATTTAGTAGTGGTGATTTAGCAGATTATTAAACAATACAGACCAGATTCATAGCCGGTCGCTTTAACAAATAAAACATGACAGTTGTGGCGTCACCTATAAAAGGAGACGCCACCTTTCTTTGGCTATTTAAATAAAAGATATTAAATTTATATTATATGAAATATACAGATAAAATTGTAATAATCGGAGCAGGTGTATCAACTCAATATGGAGTACTTCACCTTTTAAAAAATGGATATGATCCTAAATTGATAACCATCATAGATAAAGGTAATAGTATCTATGATAGACAACCTGAAGAAGTAATGACAGGAGCAGGTGGTGCTGGAACATGGAGTGATTTTAAAGTAATCCCTTCATTTAAACAAGGCGGACTATTTCACCCACACTACTGTAAGGATGAAGAATATGCAACAGAATTATCTAAACAGTTATATGATTATATAGTTGAATACCACCCAGATCCATCTAAAATCATGTACACTGAACCAGTTGAAGAACCTCAATTCATTAAAGATTCACCATTTGAATTAAGACAATCACCTTGCTATCACTTAGGTACAGATTATGGTCAACAACAGGTAAAAAATATATTTGAATACTTCGATAAAGTTGGAGTAAGACAAATATATAATGTTGAAATAACAAATATTAATTTTAAACGTAATGAAATCGGTATAGGACACGACTACATTAAATATGATAAATTAATCATTGGAACTGGTAAATCTGGTATGGATCTACTTACTAAACTAATAAATGATTATAGTCTAGAAACAGTACCTAAACCAGCACAGTTTGGAGTACGTTATGAAACTGATGGAAAATATTTTGAAGAATTAAACAAAATAGCATACGACTTCAAATTATATAAGAAATTTGGAGAAGATAGTGCTCGTTCATTCTGTACAAACAATTTCGCAGCGTTTGTAGCTGAAGAAGAAACATATGGTATGAAGTCATATAACGGACATGCTCATAAAGATAAAGATAAATACAATGGCTTAACTAACTTTGGCATATTATTAGAAGCACGTGGTATTGAAGACCCATTCAAATTCAGTACACAATTAGTAAATTTTTTCCAAGACAATGGTGAAGCAGTATATTATTCTCCATCTGACCGTGAACCATCATTAACAGATCAAGGTAATAAAGTACCCGGGTATAAAATATCATTAGATAAATTTAAAGAAGGTTTTGGCAAGTATGCTGATTATATATTAGAATTCATAGATGATTTGAATATAACGTTTGGTATAAACGACAATTACATATTCTATTGTCCTGAAGTTAAATTCTTAACTAATGAAATAGCATTAGATAAAAACAATTTATCTTTACCACAATATCCTAATGTTCACTTACAAGGAGACGCTGCTGGAGCTAGAGGAATTTATATATCAGCTTTGCATGGATTATATATAGCATCATATTTATTAAGAAAATAATTATGTACAAAGACCCAGAAGAATTTCCAGAATTTATAGAGAATTATTAGCATAAATTTGGCTTATTTAAAAAATAATATTATATTTATATAAATAAAAACGTATGATTTCAAAACAATTAAAACAAAGTGATGGTACTATTGTGCATTATGTTATAATTAATGGTAAAACATTAACACATAACTATGATGGGCCTGCTTTAATACCACAAGGTAATAAACGATTAGCTGAGTATTATGTATTTGGTATTAAGAAAACTAAAGAACAGTGGGAAAATATTAAAAAAGATGGTGAAGGTGTTCCATTCCATAAAACAGCAGCTGGCAAACAATCAGGAACAAGAGCATAAAATAAAACAATATGAGAATAGGATTAGCAGGAACAGTATCAGTAGGTAAATCTACATTAGCAAAAGCATTAGGAGAAATTGATATATTTAAAGATTATTTAATTCAGACTGAACGTAGCAAATATTTACGAGATCAAGGTATAGCATTAAATACAGATTCAACGTTGAAAGGACAAATTGTATTTGCAGCTGAACGTTCAATTGAATTGTTAAATGAAAATATAATTACAGATCGTACAATATATGATGTTTGTTCATTTACATTAAGTGCTAATTCAATTGACTGGAATGTTAAAGAAAAATTTGTTGACTTAATGATGCGTATACGTGACGATTATGACGTAATCGTTTATGTTTCTCCTGAAGGTGTTGAAATTGAAGACAATGGAGTACGTACTATAGATAGTGAGTATCGTGATAAAATTGATTTTACTATTAAAGAAATGTTAAAAGAATATCCACCTAAATGTTTGATTGAGGTTAGTGGAACTACTGAAGAACGAATCAATAAGATTAAAGAGACATTATCTGTATAATATTTATATTAAACCGCAAAATAAAAATAATGAATAAAAAACAAGCATTAAACGAAGAATTTCTTCACATGCAAAAACTAGCAGGTATTATTACTGAAGGCGAGTATAAACAAAAATTAAATGAAGCTTCATTTTCAAGTACTGATGTTAATGCTATTTTAAAAGCTGCTAGAGCTGCTGTTGAAGCAGGTAAAGAGGTAACTGTTGATGGTATTAAAATAGGAAAGGTAGTACCTGGATTAGGAAGATTTATCCCTGCTGATGGTAGCCAATCTTTAAAAATTATGGATTACGTTGGTGAACCAGAAAAAATTGTAATTGATGGAGTTCCTGCTGTATTGAAACCAATGGAACCTTCTAAACCACAACCTGATACAAGAACACCAGAAGAAAAAGCAAAAGCACAAGCTGCGTTTGATGATAGATACGGCCCAGGTGGTGGATATGATACAGCATTCGGAAGATACACAGGCGATTAAAAATTTAAATAAAACTAAACCGCAAAATGAAAATAATGACTAAAAATCAATTAAAAGAATACATTAAAGAAATTATTATTTCTGAAGTAACTATGGTTGGACCAAAAACTGATCCAGGTGACGCAGCTGAAATTGCTAAAACTGAACGTACAGATGCAAATACAGTAAAAACCGCTATGACTCAAGCTAAAAAAACTGGCACAGCTGTAGGTGTAGCTGAAATGTCATTAAATGAAATGGCTAAAATAGCTGGTGATCTTGATGCTGCTATTAGAAAAGTAATTGAAGACAACCCAGATTTAGAAGGTCTTCCGCTTAAAAAAGCAATTAAAGGAAGTGAAAAAGTAAAAGATGCACTTGATACTGATGAATTGTATGATAATCAATTAAATAAATTTATTGCTCTTGTAAGAGGACAAAGAGAATTAGGAAAAAAAGGTCGTAAACCTTCAGAAAAAGCTGATGAACCTAAGAAAGAAGAACCTAAAGCTAAAAAAGAAGCACCAAAGAAAGAAACACCTAAAAAGGAAACACCAAAGAAAGAAGCACCAAAGAAAGAAAAAAAGGCTAAAGACGAAGACGAGGAAGAAGTAGAAGACAATTGGAACAAATCAGGTGAAGACGATGGTATGGAAGATGAAAAAAGCATTGACAAAAAAGCTCAAGCTGCTGCTAAAAAAGGTGGAAGTAATCTTACTAAACTTAATCGTGCAATTTCTCAAGTTAAGGAATTAGAAAAAGAAATGAAAGAAATAGCTAATGATTATAAAAAAGCTGAAGGTAAAGAAAAAGAAAATTTGCTAAATAAACTTAAAGAAAAAACTAAGGAAAAAAAAGAATTAGAAAAACTACAAGATGAATTAGCAGCAGACGTTGTATAATATTATTCCCAACCAAATAACCTTATTTTAAACCCGACTTAGGTCGGGTTTTTATATCCTTATATAATATTTATAAACACATTAGTTATATGAGTCAAGATATTAAACAAATAATAAAGGAAGAATACATAAAATGCGCTAGTGATCCTGCACATTTCATGCGCAAGTACTGCCATATCCAACACCCACAAAGAGGCCGTGTAATATTTAATCTATACCCATTCCAGGGTAAAGTATTGACACTATGGAAAGACAATCCATATTCAATAGTATTAAAATCTAGACAATTAGGTATATCAACGTTGGCCGCTGGATATTCATTATGGTTAATGATATTTCATAAGGATAAAAACATTTTATGTTTATCTAAGACCCAAGAAACAGCCAGAAACATGGTTACTAAAGTTAAGTTCA